TGTGTAACAGCTGACATTGTATTTGGAGCCATGGACATACCAATTTGTCCAACGGCAGCTGCGCCCATACCTAAAGTAAATAATCTTCCACCGGTACCCATGGACTTCCATGTGGAACCCATGTCGGCTAGAGCAATATTTTGTGAGGTAGATGACTTGCCAGTCATATTCTTTCCGACCTTGGATGAAGATTTTTCAATCTTATCCATGGCCTTAAGAATCTTATCTACATAATCGTAGGCAGACTTAAGCCCCTTGACCATTTCTTTCTCTAGGCCAAGGCCCTCAAAATCTATGTTTCCAATCGGATCGTTGTTATCCGATGGCCCCACAATATTTTGTTTAGCCACTATCTACTCACCACCTTAGGTCTTGAATTTGCTTGCGTTAACCAAATAACTCGTTCTCTTGGGGACAAGGAACGCAATTCAGTTAATGACCATCCTGGATAGTACATGCAAAGCATGTCATATACCTTTACCAGGACTTCATAATCGAACTGATTCTCAAAACAGATCCGCTAATGTTAGCGGAAGTGGGACCTCCAGCCCACAGGCCTTGCAGTTCTTTTTGATATCTTGGAGTTGTGGACCAGGGTTGCGAGTTGATATAGCGTCTAGGATCTCTCTACGATCTTTGATACTCAAGTCACGGATCTGTTGTACAGACATGACTGGGATACCGTTGATCTCAGAGATACATCCCTTCAGCATAATTGTATCCAATTCTGCTGCTGTTTTGTTAGCTGAGTTTACTAGCTCTTTTTGTACTCCGCCGTCTGGTAGTGATACCACTACTTCCCCGACCTTGCACTTAAGAGTAAAGCTTCGCTCATCATTTTCTAGTTCCTTTGTAGGAACGTCTTTATCTAAATCTATGTCAAAAACTTGTTCTTCACCGCATTCTGGGCAGTTACCGGGTCCAAGTTTAATCTCAGAACCAAAGGTTACTTTACGGATAGCTAGAAGAAGAGTCTCACGATCTCCGGCTAGAAGAGCATCCAAGTCAGCTTTCTTAGCTGGCTCATCACCAAGCTTTACTGTGCCACGCTCTAAGATAACCATAAGGCTCTTAGGGATGTCGTTAACTTTAGCAATAGCTTCTTCATCAGCTCCTTTGAGCTCACGAACTTCTGCGGTATTAATAACGCCTAGGATTGGATCTAAAAGACCACCAGGCAATTTAACAGAGGTCTCAGGTGGTAGTTCAATTTCCGGTTCAACGGACTGAACTACCTCCTGAGTAGCCTCTGCAATAGCTTCATTTGCTAGCTTAGTAGCTAGCGTTGGATCAGTTGATGCACTAATTGTTTTTGTATTAGTTGCCATGTTATATTCCTTTTGTTGTTAGTTAAGCGATGGTTGCGCTTGTAGTATAGTTTCCTGCAATTGCCACGTCGAATCCTTCGTGGACCATTGTCATTTCTTCAACCATTAGGGCGTTAGCGCCTGCATCCAAGCTGCCATAAGACAGTGATGTGATCCAGCAGTTGTAGAGCTTGAACTCCATAGAGACATGTTGTTCTCCTGGGTTAGTTGCTACTTCTGTTCCGCCTGCCTTGTAACCACCTGGGTTTGGATGGCTAAGAACCTTGATTACTGTGTTGCAACGGAAGCCTGAGCCTGCACCCAAAGTATCCGCAGCTGCTCCGAGTGCGAATACACGACGGAACCAGTTCTGGTTAGAATTCTGACCAAGGATAATACCCTTTGAGAAGGTAATTGGTGTATAGGATGTCTGACCAGGAATCTGATGCACGTTGGTGTTGTATCCACCTTCACGGTAAGCAATTGATTCAATAGATGCACTGAAGCCTGAAACTGAGACGAATCCCATCTTTGTAAGCTTTGAGTCGCTCCATACAGTCTCTCCATCAATTGGATAGAACTCTACGACGAACTTAAAGTTACGAACTGGATCAGTAGCCAGTGTACTTTTTAGATTATCATACGATGCCATGTTTATTTATCTCCTTACGCCGTAGCGTTTCCGGTAAGTTGTCCAAGCTTAATGACAACAAACTCTGCTGGATATTCAAGAGCGACACCGACTTCAATATTAACGATACCGTTTTGCATATCGCTAAAGCTTGTTGTTGTGTTATCGCAACGGACAAAGAAAGCGTCCTTAGCTGTTGTTCCACGAAGACCACCCTGTTGCCAGTATGACTCTAGGAAAGCTCCAAGGGCTGAGCGAATGCTTGCCCATAGACGGCTATCATTGTTTTCAAACACAGCAAATGTCGAACGGTTTGTCATTTCATTCTTGATGTAGATCAAGGAACGACGAATGTTGATATAGCGGTGTTGAGGTGTGTTCTGCAAGGTGCGTGCACCCATTGGAACGATGCCTGCGCCAGGAACCTGACGAATAGCATTAAGTGGGTTTGCAGCTGTATTGATGTCATCTAGCTCAGCATTTGTGAGTAGACGTTCTGTTGCTACTGCAAGAGCCAAGCGGTTGTTGATACCGGCTGGAGACTTGAAGACGCCACGAGCTGCATCAGTTGCAAGGAATTGTCCGATCATTGCTGCGCCTGGAGCTTGTAGACGAACTGCTCCTGGTGTTGCACGAAGGGTATTTGGGATTTGAATCCATGGGTAGTATGCAGCAGCATATTCACCAGAAGCTGCTCCAAGAGCTGCTGTGATAAATGTCTTAGCATCTGATACTGATAATCCTGACTTAACGTCGAGGATTGCAAACGCATCTCCACGTTCTTCGCAATAGCTTGCGAGATCAGTTTGAATTGCTTGTGAAAGCGCATCATCTGCAACGTATGCAGCATCTGGTACGTTCATAACCAATGGGTTTTGAACTGGATCAAATGTTGTGTATGCAGCGATGTAGTTAGCTTCTACTGGAGCATCTCCATTAAGTCCACCTGTAAGTGAAACAAGTCCACCTGTTGTTAGAGCAGGAAGGTTTGCTGGTGATGTAGATCCTGAAGCTAGGTCAGCTACATTTACGTAGCGTTCTGCTACGCTGTTTACAGCTGATACTACGTAACGTGAGTCAGCAGAATCCATGCTTAGATCAGCATAGGTTTGTGAAACACCGGCAGCTGTTGTAACTGTTAGGTTAAAACGATCTGCTGATCCTGAGGCTGTAATTGCTACTGCAATTGAGTTGCCCCATGTTCCTGGGCTTACTGCTGTTACTGAAAGAGTGTCGATTCCGCCAGATCCTGAACGATCCTTCAGGTTAACGGTTGCTGCAGCAGCACTAGCTCCCACTACTCGCTTTACGTATAGATTGCGGCCGCCATTGGCAAAAAAGTTATAGGCAGCCCATGTTGTTGGGTAGGCGTCGTCCAACTTACCGAATGTCTTGACAAAGTCAATCCATGAAGTAAGCAGAACAGGTACAGTAATCGGACCTTGTCCCAATGCGCCCACAAGGGCACCAACTGCGCTGCCGTTATCGGCAAGCGTAATTGTGGTAGGAAGTTCGATTTCCTGAATGAAAACGCCTGGGCGACTGTATGTAGTCATCCGGTTTTCTCCTTAGTTAGTTGTTTTATAGTTAGAGTCCGAGTTTTATACGTTTAGCTTAGTGAACGGGGTGTCCGATACAGTATACGTAATTGTGGGATTTTCTAGCACCTTGTACAGCTGAGTGAGCGCATCAGGTAGAACTTCTGCACTTACTCTTATATTGTAGACATTACTGAAAAGGCGCTTGTCCGATTCAGTAGTATCTCGTTTTACGAACCCAAGCATATCTAACCTGCGCAGAGTGCCATCTTCAGGGATAGTCAAGGATCCAAATCTAAACGGTAGTCGGTTGTTATTATACAGTGCTGCGATCAACTGTCGATCATGTCGAGGCTGACGAGCATAGGTTGTGACCTGATAGTACAACGCTACAGGGATAGGCCATGAGGTACTTGTCTCACCGTTTCCAGGTGCACCTTCTGGGACGTATCCGCCTTCAATAAAAGGAAATACCATATTTCCACGATGAGCACGGTCTACTTCTTCAGTAACTCCTGTAAGCTCAATGGTGATATATGGGTAGGCTTGCTGACGGATCTGCACATCAGGTTGGCCATAGAAGACTGCTACAGGACGGGTTGCGTTACCTGAGTCTGAAACTGTGATGCCGGATAGCAAAGTCTTTAGGGCTTTGTCTTCATCAATAATAAATGTCATTAGATATCTCCTCGCAAGTAAGCTTGGATAACCGGGGTAGCTGGAAGGCCTGTTTTTCCATAGGCAAAGGTATAGACATCATCTTTGTATTTAGGACCCATAGTTACCTTAAAACTTCTGTGATCAGTTCTAGGTACAACTTCAAGGGTATTAGCCGCATTGGGCTGTAGGCCAGCATCTGCTGTGTACTTACGTAGTCTATGTGAATCAACTACCGCAAGATTCCTTTTGTATATTTCCATTAACTCATTAAGAGTTTTAGAGAGAACTGTCTTTTTATTAGCCATTCTTCTTGATAGCCTTTGAGATCAGATAACCTGCGACGAGACCAGTAAGAACTTTCTTACCGCCGTTTTTATCTAATCCAGCAAGACCACGTACAAACTCATTACGGTCAGCTTCGGTTTCCTGACGTAACAATTTATTAGCTAAAAAGATCATGATTCCTCCATAGGAATATGCAAGGGTACAGCGCTGGGTTCCGGATTACTCCGGCGTCAATAGCAATCATAAAGCAAAAGAGCCCCATTAGGGGCTCTAAAGCTTACTTCTTTTTCTTGCCTTTAATCTTATCGGCAAGAGCTTCGTCCATCATCTTATCTTTAGAACGTGAAGGCTTACTCTTGTCCATCTTCTTGTCAGCTTTTTTAAAAGCTGCTTTTTGCTTTGGGCTCATTCCAGCCATTGTATCTTTGTCTTGCTTCTTATCTGATTCCTTCTTGGCCATTTACTTGCCTTTCTTAGTTGTAGGCTTGCCAGCCTTTTTCTTGCAGGCGCCCTTGCAGTTAGGCTTTGAACAGCCACAGCCACATGATTTGCACATACTTATCTCCCTGTCTTGTGAGTACGATGCCATTGCTTTCCAGCCGCAACACCTTGTTGGATGGTTTTAATTTTACCACTTTTTTTGGTTAGATCCATTGTAGGACCTCCCCCTTCTGGGTGGCTTACTATGATGTCGCCCTTTTTGTTCTTAGAGAACTTGTGGGTTTTACCATCAATCTTTACTTTTTTTGCCATTATCAAACCTTCTTGAGCTTTGGGTTCTTCTTTTTTGCAGCTGCAGAAGCGCCACGAGATGAAGCTGCTAGGATTGCTCCAGCTGCCTTCTTAGAGACGCCTTCCTTCTTAGCAATCTTATCTTGAACCGCTTTAAAACCTGGGTGTGCCTTACTTTTTGCCATTTTTCTTCTTGCCTTTCTTCTCTACGTGTTCTGGTAGTTTAGCATCTTTGGGAGTTATAGCTGCCCATTGCTTAGCTATCTGTGGGTGGTGTATAAAAAGATATGACCTCTGGGCCTTAGACTTAAAAGGCATTAGAGTGTTGCCGGGTTAAATGGATCGTAATTAGCATAGTGCTGGAACTGAGGATCATTGACAAGCTCTTCAGCGTTGACCTGGTTGCAATCAACATGCATCATAGTGTACTTATCTGTGATCAAACCCATAGGCAAAATGCGGGTAGGGGTCCAAACTTCACCACGGAATACAACCCGATCACGAAGATACTTATCTGGGTTCTCTTCCATCTTAGTTAAGTTAGGGTAGGTAGCAGCGCTCTT